CCCTTCCAGTGAGTCCGATATCCTGGATATCGGGATTTTACTTGATTTGAGCTGTTAGGACTCTTCCAGAGGTCAGCAGCCAAACCCAGGCTTTGACGATCGGACTGGCGGCGATCTTCTTTCCAGCTCGCTCACCGGCTTCTCTGGGGTCGGCGATGTCGACCGCGAACTCGACCGCTTCCATCGCTGGCCCGAACGCTTCGTATGCGCCATCCTTGATCTGCTGCATGAGGTCGTTCGGGATAACGTCGGTGATTCCGTAGGCTTCGAGAAGACCAGCGATGATCAGCATCGCGCTGCCATCGCTGAGAAGAGCTACCAGGGGAGTGCCGATCTTGTTGATCTGGTACGCGGCGATCATGCTGTCGAGTTGCTCGCTCTGTTTGTCCTGGAGACTAATGCGAAATTCCGTGACGGAATCTGGCTTTCTCTTAGTCATCTGGCTTCACCGGCCAGTTGTCTGCAGCTTCGTTGCTCGAAGGAAAGCCGCCGAGATCACGCAGCGCCTGGCGGTACTCCTTCCAGGCTGTCGAGAGAACGACATCCTTCAGAGCGCGCCAGTCGGACTCGAGGAGAGCTTGATCTCGCTCGGCTCGAACTTGTTTCCAAGTGACATCGTACATTCCCTCCTCGACGACCTCACCCTGGCTCTGTTTGATCCATCTTCGGATCATGCGTACTTCACCCCGATTGAACAGACAGCCGAAGCGTCGAACTCAGTGATAGTGCCGACACCATCAACCACGGCGTCGCTCGTCCAGTCAACTCCACCATAGTCAATCGAGCAGTTTGTTTGATTCACAGCTGCGCCCCATCCCAGTCCCGCGCGATCATTGGCGCTGACATATCGGCATCGAGCCGATGATGTGCTGGCAGTGCTCCTGGCATAGACCAGCCAATAGAGCGTACCAGCAGACAGAGCGATCGTGCCAGTGATCGAGGTTGTCGTTATTGCTCCTGAGGAGGTCATGTCGATCTCGCCATAACCGAGCAGCGTTCCTGGCGCATTGTCGGTTGTGTCATTTTCATAAATCGCCATAATGAAATTGTCAGTCGTACCAGCGCCCGTCTGAACATACGTTCCGATCTCGTTGACCGTTCCACTGTGCGGCGCGATGAAGGGAATAGCTTGAGGAGCGTTAGAAGGATTGATCGTGTTGAAGTTGCCACCCATCCCCACACTATACGGCACTGTGTTCGAGAGATTCGACCAGACGTCGTCTCCGTAGCTGTCCAGGGGCGACTTGACAGGGTAGCCACCAGCTGACAACCACCCGTCGAATGATCCCTTTGTGACCATCCTCGCGAATGCGACCAGGCATAGTCTACGCAGCTCATCCTCGTTAGCTTCCTCGATCGCGATAGGATCAGCGACATTAGCGAGGTCATCGGCACTCAGGTTCTCGAGGTCGAGGTTCTGGAGAAGGGTGTAGACCCTGGGAGATTTCTTGTCAGCGTCTGGTAGAGGCATCACAACCACCCATCGAATGATCCCTTAGTTACCATACGCGCGAAAGCGACCAGGCAAAGACGCTGTAATTCATCCTCGTTCAGCATCTCGACACTGATCGGGTCGGCTACATCTGCCAGGTTATCCGCAGTTAGGTCTTCGAGGGTCGTCGTCTTGAGCAGCTTGTACACTCGAGGCGATTTCGCTTGCACATTCGGAAGCGGCATCATCTCAACCCCATAGTTAGCATGACGAATCCCCAGAAGTTGTCAGGGATGCCGACGGATGGTGCGCCTGGCGTGCCTCCATTCGCACCATTACCGACGACAAACCCATTTTGTTGTGAAGCGACTGTTGATTGCACGTATGCAAGTTGAGCAGGAGTCACACCACCGACTTGTGTGGTTGTTCCTGGCAACGCCACACTAGTCACAAGCACCATCGGCAGCGTCCTCACTTGAGTTGCTTCGATCTGGTCTTACTGATCCGCTCGATCGAGTCGAGGTCTTTGGTGGAAATGAATCCCCTCAAATAGAGCTTCTTCGACTTCGAGAGGATTTCTGCTAATCTTCGTCGGCCAGCGGCCTTCGTCATCTTCGCCATAAGATCACTCTCATGCAGATGTCAGGTACTGGAACTTGTAATTCAGTTGGATCGGTACAGAGGCGAATGCGAACGCTGGTTGTTGAGTAACTGGGTCTGTCGCGCTGCAAGAACCGACTACGTTCCCGAGTGCGTCGACGGCGTAGAAGCCTTGACTCTCGATCAACAGTCCGTCGACAGATGTCCCGAACCATTTCGAGATCCGGTCGCCCTGCAGCGTATCGCCGATCGAGTTACCAGTCTGGATGTCGACTAATTCGTTCGTAGCTCCACCAGACGCTGTGACGTGGAAGATCCTTGAGACTCGGTTTTGCGTATAGACTGCTGCCGATGCTCCGCGATCCGCCGCAGTCTGATTCATGACGCGGACGATGTCACCTGCTCGAAGTGTGTATGGTTGGCACAGCGCTGGCTGTCCATCAGTGACTGCACCAGCCACAGACCAGGGGATGATCGCCGCAACGATACCCTGGGAGAGGATGTAGGCATAGCCGACACCATTCGGGCAAGATACCAGACCGCCGACGACCTCCTTACCAGGAGCGAAGTCACCGACATTCGCTGCTGTCACAGTGTAAACGGTGTCAGTGGTGAGGTTGGATTCAGTCCCCTCAGCCAATTCTGCCTTCAATGGGATGTTCGTCCCATCTCTGCAGACGAGATTTCCTGTGACTGTATTCGTTGCCATAGGATCACAGCCTCACGCCGATTCCAAGCGGCTTCATTAGATTGCGATTTACATTAGCTATAGGAGCGCGTAAAAGTTTCCTGGCAAATTTGAAGGAAATTCCGATGCCAATACTGGAAACTGCCATGGCCTGATAATTTGCCATGAACATGGAACTCATGGAATCGAAGGACGTTCCAGGGTCTGCGATGATCGACTGGAGCGTCATCGCTCCGTTAGTGGTCGTCATGCCGTAGCCGGCACCGCCGGCTCCACCTGATCCATCGAATCCGAGGATGCCGACTGGAGAATTGCCCATGAGGCCGCCAGTTAGGACGCTCGCGTAGGCGTAGGACTCAGCTATATTCAGGAGACTGATTGTCTTGGGCGATCTTCGGCGCTTTGCTTTCTTTCTGCGTGCCATGTTCAATCTGTTAAGAAAGGAGGCTTATAATTAACAGGATTATGATTGAGGGGGAACAAACTGTCCATCCGTACCGCGTTCCGTCACTGTCGCGTTGATCGTGTTCATCTTCTGGTTCGCTATTCCTTGAATTAACTGAGCTATGGCACCCTGGATCGGATTAGGAGCCTCGAACTCTCCAAGATTACCCGACATCAGCTTGTCAATCAGAGCTGTAATCGCGATCGCGAGCTTCTCATCGATGTCCTGGAGTCCTTGATCCAGGTGCATTCTGATCCAATGAGCCAGAAAGCCGATCGCACAGAGGTTTAGGAGCATCAAACCGGCCAAAATTGCAGTTTCAAGGACTACCATGTCTCTCCACCAACCGTGTCCCGCCCATAATCCTGTCGTGCACCCCCTATATTCATGTCTAATCCTGTTTTCTCGGGCGCCTCGCTCCAAATGCTTATCTCCCTTGTGAAAAACGGAGTCTTTCCAGTGCGCATGCTGACGCGCTAACCTGAAATGCAAGCATTTCCGGTTGGTTCGCTCCGGCGGCGGTTAACAAAGGTTAAGAGCAATCTCTGAGAGGGTCACTCATGCCGATTAGAAAAGCAGGGAGGTGGGTGGTGACAGTCTCACTCGATCATGAGGCTCTGGAGGTGTACCAGGGCTTCACGAAGGGACAGAAGAGTGCGAAGGTCTGCTCTGCCCTCATCCTCTACAACGTCCACATGAAGAAGAACCGAAATGATGCCGCGAAAGCAGAATTGCAAGATCGCAAGACGCGCCGCATCGAGAAGGAACTGAAGGTGGCTAACTATCGCATCGAGTGCATCCAGCGGGGCGACTCTGATCCTGGCGACGGCCCAGCTGTATATCTCGAAGTCCTGGCTGCAGCTGAGACTCGCTCGATTCGCGGGGGGCGGTTCTGATGGACGCTAAGGGATTTCGGATGCTGCATAAGCAAAACACCGACGCATTGGAGATCATCAGGAAATACATCTTGTCAA